TAAATGGGCTGGTGGTATTGGGTTACATATTCATAATGTAAGAGCCACTGGAACACATATTAGAGGAACTAATGGAACATCTAATGGTATTGTCCCAATGCTTCGTGTATTTAATAATACTGCACGCTATGTTGATCAAGGTGGTGGGCGTCGCAATGGCAGTTTTGCTATTTACCTCGAGCCTTGGCATGCTGATGTTGAGAATTTCTTAGAAATGAGAAAAAATCATGGTGATGAGGAAATGAAAGCAAGAGACCTGTTTTATGCGCTATGGATTCCCGACCTATTTATGGAACGCGTTAAAACAAACGGAGATTGGACGCTTATGTGTCCCGACCAATGCCCTGGTCTTCACGATTGTTATGGTGAGAAATTCGTTGAATTATATACTTCATATGAATCTCAAGGACGAGGTAAAAAAACTATCAAGGCAAGAGAATTATGGTTTAAAATAATGGATAGTCAAATGGAAACAGGTACACCTTATATCCTTTACAAAGACGCAGCCAATAATAAATCTAACCAAAAGAATCTTGGTACCATCAAATCTTCTAATCTATGTACTGAAATTATTGAATATAGTGATTCTAAAGAAACTGCTGTATGTAATCTTGCTAGTCTTGGTCTGTCAATGTATATCAATGATGATAAAACATTCAATTACGATAAATTACACGAAGTTACAAAAGTTGTTAGTAATAATCTAAATAAAGTCATAGACATTAACTTTTATCCAACTGATAAAACCAAACGAAGCAATATGAGACATAGACCTATTGGGATTGGTGTTCAAGGATTAGCAGATGTATTTGCTATGATGGATATTCCATACCATTCAGAAGAAGCCAAAATAATCAATAAAAATATTTTCGAAACTATTTATCATGCGTCTATGGAAATGTCTATGGAAATATCTAAGGATAGATATATTAAAATTCAAAAAGCAAAACAGGAAGATATATATATTGAAGGTGGTATATTATCATTATTAAATCAATATGAATCCAGTATGAAAGATAAAGACCATTGTGGTGCATACAGTACATTTGAAGGATCTCCTCTTTCAAAAGGTATTTTTCAATTTGATATGTGGAATGTTACACCATCGACAAGATATGATTGGACAATCTTAAAAGAAAATGTTATGAAATATGGTGTTAGAAACTCTCTATTAGTAGCACCTATGCCTACAGCCAGTACAGCGCAAATTTTGGGGAACAATGAATGTTTTGAACCATTTACTAGTAATATTTATACTAGAAGAACAATTGCCGGAGAATTTATTATTGTTAATAAATATTTGATGCGTGAACTCATCAACCTTAAAATATGGAATGAACAAATTAAAAACACTATTATTGCAAATAATGGAAGTATTCAACAGATTGTAGGAATTCCTCAACATATTAAAGATAAATATAAAATTGTTTGGGAAATTCCAATGAAACATCTTATTGATATGGCGCGGGATCGTGGGGCATTTATCTGCCAAAGTCAAAGTTTGAATTTATGGGTAGAAGATCCTAGTTATAAAACATTGACTTCTATGCACTTTTATTCATGGGAAGCTGGTCTAAAAACAGGTATTTATTATCTTAGAAGAAAGGCGAAACATCAAGCACAACAATTTACGATTGAACCTGATAAAAAAAATAACCAAGAAGACGAGCACGAAGTTTGTGAAATGTGTTCCGCTTAATTAAATTTAATATGTTTTTTATTTATTTTGTTTATTACACCCTTGGTAATTTAATGTGCATCTTTCAGCATCATCTTAATAGTATTATTTATTTCAGAAATGTCTTTTTTTAATTCAATCTTACAAAAACATCTCATACAAAGGAGAATGTCAATAAGAGCATTGTGAGTATTTTTTGGGATTTTATCAAATAAATGGTTGTATAATTCACTCAAAGAAGGATATTTAAAATACTTGTCTCCATTTTTCCCAATTTTTTCAATTTTGCAAATTTCAATACTATTTTTCATTGTACAGTATGTATCACTCATTGTCACGCGAAATTTATTTCTGATTCCTTCTACCATTAACATCCGCTTATCAAATGAGACATTATGAGCCACTAATAATTCACACTTCTCGGAAAAACGATTAAATTTGTGTAATGCTTCACTAATTGGTATTCCGTCCTTCAACATATCTCGACTGATTTTGTGAATCTTTTCACTCCCGGGATCTATATTAACATTCGCATCAATATTAATATAGTCGTTTTCAACAGTAACTAGATCATTAGTATCAGAATCATACACAATGTAAGATAGCTGAATAATATGAGGCCAGTTTGGAGTGTCATATATACTAGTGTTTCTTTCTTTTGGGAGTCCGGTCGTTTCTGTATCAAATACAAGTACTTTCATGTTTCATATACTTTTCATTATTTTTACTATTCAACTTCAATTTTAAAAAGAATTGATTCTTTTAATCGTTATTAAATGTAGTATAAATACACACCACACCCCATGGATTTTATTAATAAACCTATTAAAAATATTCCAAGTTGTAGAGATTTGCGGAAATTAAATCTAAAACTTGAAAAAAACAAGAAAAATGAAGAACGAGCATCAAAAATTAGGGACAAATATGCGGAAGCACTTGATACTATTATCAAAAAGAACAGTAGATACCAAACTGTACAACTTGTTAATGATTATAAGGCATTTAAAGAAGAACGTGAAGAATTAAAATCAGGATCATATTATAACTATACTGAAAAAAATACATTTGTTGATACATTATTGCATCTTATAGAATGGTTCAATGATTTTCAAACTAAGATTACATTCAAAACGATTGAGAAAATGATTGAAACACTGCGCTTTGAAAATCATAGTAAATACTTTATTAAAAATATTATTGAAAACCCGTTTGATTTAATTCAAATTCAACATTCTCCTATTAATTTTAACCAAGCATATCGCATTTCAACCGAGTTAAATATTCCAATTACAGATGAATTACTAGTAGAGAAGTGGGCTATATATGCAGTTCAAGATAATAATGGCAGTTTTTATAAAATTAAAAGTCAACCCAATTCGCAAAATAAATACAAGGAAAATACCGATCGATGTTATAGACAAGGATGGTACTGGTTACTTCGAAAATTTTGCGATGAAAACAAACTGCTAGGAAAATATAGCACACTTTTGAATATATTGAATGAAAAATTAGTTATGCACAAAAAAATAAAACATTTGTATGGAATCAAAGACTTTGTAAAAATCGAGAAGGATATTGGTGATGAGCTATTAGATATGTATTATGACGAAACTGATGAGATTGACAATGATGAATTCAATCAATTTATCGGGAAGTTTGAAAAGGCCAAATCTACAGATGTTAAAGCATTCAAGTTAAATGATGAACAGATTTCAGCCGTCAAAGGTGCAATTACTGATAAAATAAGCATTATTACTGGACCACCTGGAACTGGTAAAACTACCATCACGGAAGCAGTAATTGAATGGTTTAATAGTCGAAAAAGTGAAACCGAATTCGAGTATAATATTAGTTTAATGGCGCCAACAGGTAAGGCTTTTAAAGGTTTAAAAGACAAGTGTACAAATATTAAAAACAAAGATATTTGCGGGACTCTACATAAGTGTCTATTGAATACATTTCCAAAAATTCAAAAGCAGTTGGACGAAAAAAACAAAGAATCAGCTGATAGTAAAACTAAGATATATCCAGAATATATCAACAAAATCATTGTAGACGAATCCTCAATGATAGATATATTCATGTTTAAACACCTGTTGAAATGGTGTAAGTATTTTGATTGTGGTATTATCTTATGTGGTGATATTAAACAATTGCCTCCAATTGGTAAAGGACGACCATTTGAATGTATCATCAATTCACAACTATTCAATAATCAGTTTTTAAAGGAAATTAAACGTCAGGATTCGGGTAAGCTAAAAGATTGTATTATCAAAATCAATAAGCATGAATTGTCAATTGATGATTTTGATGGAGAGTCAACTGTATTTATTGAACATGACTTTATGCGTAAAGGAAAAACTGTAAAAATATGTAAAGATCTTGTTAATAAGTATGGTAAAGAGAATATCGCTTTTATTACACCAGAAAATAATAAAGAATGTGGTGTATTTGAAATGAATAAACTAATGCAAAATGATGTATATAATGCTACAAATGCGTATGTTCATGGTTATTTTAAGGAAAATGATTATGTTATGAGAACTGAAAATAAGTACGGTGATGACATTATTAGAGTAAATGGCGATACAGGAAAAATTGTATTCAAAGAGTCAACCGTATTGAATCCTAAAACTGGAAGGGCTCGCAAAGAAAATATGGCAATGGTCATTTATGATGAAGATTCGGAAAACAATATTGAAGAAGTTCCGCTTATTGATATCAAAGACAATTTTACATTGAATTATTGTAACACAGTTCATAAATATCAAGGTAGTCAGAAGGATGTCATTGTGTTTATAGCATCTCCTATACATAATAGTCTGTCTTGGGGAACAAACCGATTAAAACTGGCATACACTGCTATATCACGAGCAGCAAAAAATCTTATTATTCTAGGAGATAAAAAAACATTCTTTGATATTCAAAAATGTAAAGATGAACCATTTGTAAGTAGTTTCATGACAGAATTTAATGATTATGATTTTGAATAAATTAACAATAATCTTTACAAATACCATATGACTTACGATGCCATTTACTTATTCCATATTTTTTAATTCCTTCTATATGTAATTTAGTCCCATACCCTTTATTTTTATCCAAATTATATCTCTCTTTAAGCTCTGGATGTTCTTCACACAAGTCTTCAATATATTTATCACGCTCTGTTTTCGCCAATATAGATGCTGCTGCTATAGCACAATATTTATTATCACCACCCTCAATACATTTATGCTCTACTTGATTAAATGTATCGTTTTCAAACTTCATATATGGTTTAAAATCATTTCCATCTACTAGTAGAAAGTAGTTTTTATTTTCAGTCATAATACCTTTTATAGAATCATGCATACTAGTCAATACGGACTGTCTAATATTAATCTTATCAACAACAGTTTCATCTTTATATGTAACATTCCAAGCTACAGCATGTTCTTTAATATATTCTGCGACTTCCTTGATTTTTTTTACATTTGTAAATTTTTTACTGTCCTTCAATAGAGTAAAATCAAAGTCTGTATCTTTCGGTAAAATAACAGCACCCGTATATACACGACCAAATAATGGACCTCTTCCCACTTCATCTACACCGATCTCAAATATATCATCATCTTCTTTATAAAACTTGGTTAATGGTTCTGGTTTAGTTCTTGGCATTCTAATTTACTATTATTTTGTTTAACATTTTTTTATTCAATTTTTAATTTTTCTTAAAGTAGTATATACATATGAAACTTCAAAAACTACACATCTTTTTAATATTATTATTATCGCTTATATTTGCTAGTTGTTTAGGAACATTCCTTCGTGAGGGTATGTCATCGCAAAGAACAGCAACAGGATCTAATGGAAACTCAGCTACAGCCACAACTGGTCCTCAAGGCAATACTGCTGTTACTGGACCTCAAGGTAATACAGCTGTAGTTGATGATAATTATGATAATTATGATAATAGTGGATCAGTCAACGCATATAGTGGTTCTGGTGGAAATTCTGCGGTGGTCGCTACTGGACCCGATGGAAATACTGCGGTTGCTACAAATAATGGTGTCAGTAACGTACCTGTAGGACAAGAAGATTTATACATCTTAAAGTCCCAAATTGTTCCTCCCGTATGTCCTATGTGTCCCGCAGCTATTTCTTGCCCTAAACAAGAAAAAACTCCCCCTTGTCCCCCTTGTGCCAGATGTCCTGAACCCGCGTTCGAATGTAAAAAGGTTCCTAACTATGCCAGTTCTAATGACAATTACTTACCCAGACCAGTTTTAGCTGATTTCAGTCAATTTGGTATGTAAATATTATTAAATTAAATTAAATTAAATAATATTTTCTAAAATTTAGCGTCTTCCTTTAGTCTTTCTTGACTTATTATTCTTTCTGCTCTTCTTAGCATTTTTGCTCTTCTTAGCCTTTTTGCTCTTCTTAGCAGTTTTGCTCTTCTTGCTCTTCTTAACATTTTTGCTCTTCTTAGCCTTTTTGCGACCTCCTGTACTGACACCCATCTCGGACTCACCCATATCGGGGGTCGTCGCTGCACTGGAGTTCTCTATAACAGTATCTGGATTTACACCAGCCTCATTTAATTGTTCCCGAACAGATTCTGGTAATGAACTATTCATGAGTTGTTCTCTTGGAATATCAATTAGTCCAGGATATTGACCATTTACTAAACCAACAAATGCACCTACAGAACCATTTAAAATTCTAGATGCGTCATTTGGAGCAGCTATAATCGCCCTAAGAACAGCCCAGCAAAACGCAATCGCCATAGGATTTCCTCGTATAGCTTGATATAGTTGATTTAATATACCAGACCATATCTCACATATAGGATTATTAAATCCGATCGCACCAAATATACTATTCTGCGCATATGCGCATTCTCCTGAAAATATTCCCCCAATTCCTTCAACAATACCTCTCGCAGCGATTGAATCACCTGTTAATAAATAACCAGACATGATAGTTAAAAAAGTAACAAATAAATATTTAATATTATCAAAAGTAAGTGCTCTTCCACCTTTTTTTGAACGCTTTGAACCTCCTTTATTAGGCATAGGACAAGATTGTGTCATTGCGTTATTCATTTTTGTTAAATCAAACCCGCCAGTTTTAAGGGCATTAACAAAATCAGAAGTGCTTGACATATGTGGCTTTTTACAAGTATCCATTTTTATATAATATAAAAATATAAAAATTATTAGTTACCTGGGGTTTATCTTGTTTTTTTACATTTTTCGTCCATTTGAAATGTTTTACATTTTTCATCTTTTGGAACAATTTTAATTATACACTTTGCCTTTTTTCCATAGAGTGGTTCGGTACATCCCTTTTCTTTTTTCTTACGTGTTTTATTAAATTTAAATATAGTTGCTTTATCTTCACTACATCTAGCTCTAAAATGTTCATATCTTTCTCTAATATCACAATAACTTAAGCCAGAATCTTTGCCTAAATTTTTATTAATTCGTTCATGAAGACGATATACGTATCTAGAAAAACTATTTCTATCTTTCATACACCTCATCGTCAATGGAAATATCTTATAATTTTTCTTTAAATTCTCTCTACAATATTTACACGGTAATATATTAACTAAACTTAACATAAACCGTCTATAATGATTCTTATCTCTATTTGATGGCTTAGTTGGATAATTAAAACTAATCGTATGTAATGAATGCCATAATGCTGGTCCCCAAACTGATGTGAGAAATCCATCACCAGCATCAAAATCTTTTTTTGTAAATATTCTCTTCTTCGTTTTATTTTTCCTAGACTTTATATTTTTGCGTGTTTGCATATTATATTATTTAGAGAAAAAACTTTACGCATATATAATAATGAACGCCTCTTCAAATCAAATATTTCAAACGTTTTGTGACAGTACAAAAAGTACATTTTTTTTAAATATTTTTGCTATTCTTCTCATATTTGTATTCATTTTGAATCCATTTAATTTCACAGGATATAAGAAATATATGGGTAAATCTCTTATTATACTGATATTAGGA